ACCATACTCTATGGAGTATTCTCGCTCTCTACAGAAGGTTTCAATATATGAAACTAAGCCGTGATACAATTCAAATGTTCTGAGGTCAAAAAGTCTTATTTTTCCATCCCAGATTCTATTCCTAAATGCTGGTGTGAATTGGTGTCCTGGTACAAAGAATGTGAAGTATTCTGATAACTCTTGTGCTATACCACGTTCGCATTTTACTTTAACGACAGTTTCATTTCTTTTTGTTACAATTATTTTAGTTTCCACCGATGAATCTTTCCCATGAAATATAATCTTTCAATTGGAAAGTTCGGCTTTTCAGTTCTTGCATAATAGATTCACAAACGGCAATTGCTTCATCGTGGTACATTTTCTTTTCCAATAAGCGAACTAACTCTGTATCAGATTCCATGTAACGTTCAATTCCCTGTTTTGTTTTTACATTCAAGCGAAAAGGTTCCCAACCATATTCTTCGAGTTCTTCTTGTGAAAGAGAACCATTATAATATTCTTCTTTGATTTTACGCAGACGAGCATATTCAAAATTGATACGCTTCATTGCAAGGCGATGGTTAACAAGAATTTTTAAATACTTGTTGTGTAGTGTAGGTATTTTTAATAATTCTTTACCTGGTTCTGTTGAATCGATAACAGAATCTTTGTCCCACTCTTTTAATATTTCTTCAAGTTTATTCATAATAACTCCATTATAAAACTATATTATATCACAACTGTTCTAATTCAAACCAATCATAACGGAAAGATACCGTTGCGGTAATATGTTCTTCTGCTGACAGTGTGGTGTCAAACTCTAAATCAGACAAAGAAGTTGGAAATAAATTCATCAACTTCACACGTAATTTTGGATTGTTTTGGTTAGACATAACGGTAAGAACCGCTTGCTTTCTTCCTTCTTTTCTCTTTGTATATGTAGCTTCAACAGAAGAAAGGTCTTTCATCCAATTATATATTGTTGTCCATGCCGACAAATCTTCATTTACTAAAAACGTAACATCGAATGTGTTATATGTGATTTTTGTTCCTGAATGAAATAAATCAAGATTCGGTGTTTCTTGCAAGGCTTGTCCCAAAGATACACCTGGAATGTTTGCTTTCTGACAAAAGTAAATCATATCTGGAACTTCTGGGAAGGTCAGTATATACTTTGTCGGTTGTAAAAAATTGGTATTTTCTGGTTTCATATTTGTCTCCTACTTACTATTTAGGAACAAAAAAAGAGGAGCATTTCTGCTCCCCTTTTAAAGTACCACTCTTAGTGGTGGTTTCTTTTACTTGAAATTACATCAAGTTAGCAACGCGGAAAATACGATAGTACGTATTACGCTTAGAGTACAACTGACCTAGATCAACGTTGTCGCCACCAGCAAATGGGTTTGCAACCATGCCGTAACGAGTCTTGAAACCAATCTTAGGTTGGAATGTGTACTGGTCAACTGCACGAACCATTTGCAATGGAACGTATGGGCAGTAGAACAAACCAGCGTCATAAGGTGAAGAACCTTTGTAGCCGATTGTTACCAATTCTTGGTTAGATGTGTAACCACCGAAGTATGGGTCAATATAAACCTTGATACGGCCGTGTAGCAAACCAGCGAATGTGTTACCAGTGTCATCAACTTGCAAGTCAGTAGACAATGCAGGAGTGTACTGTAGAACACCAGCCATAGCCATAGCGGAAGCAACGTCAGATGATACGATCATCACGTTGCCTTTACCTCTACGAGTTTCTTTGGCAATAACGTTAGCATCACGTTCGATTTGGAAAATCAAACCTTTGAAACGCTCAACAGACCAACGACCGTTAGAGTCAGTGTCCAAGTCGAATGTACCAGCAGTTGTTGTACCAAACTGAGCACCGTTTTTAGCAACAGCGTAGATTGTACGGATAACTTCACGGTTGATTTCAGCAAGAATCTCTGTAGACAGAATGTTAGACAATTCTGTTTCAGCATCAAGACCGTGGATTGCTTTCAAGTCTTGTGCAAGTTCTAGAGAGTATTCAGCTTTCAACGCACGGCTTTGAGCAGTCACAGTAACCTTCTCGATAGAGAAAGCCATTTGACCGAAAGCTGTGTTTGAATCAGAACCCAAGTATTCAGCAGTAGCCGTAGGCATGCCGATACCAGTTGTGAATGTGTTAGCTGTTGTGAAACCGTTACCAACTGGGTTGGTCAATGTATCACCAGTGGTGTTGTTAGCGAAACCGAAACGGTTTGTGTCAGAACCAATACCAGAGAACTTGGTGTTAGCTTCGTTGAAGAATGCTTCTTGACCAGCGGCTTGATTGTTTTCACCGTACTTGGCACGCATTGCGAAAATCAAACCTGTTGGTCCTGTCATTGGCTGAACGCCAGCAACATCATAAGCAATCAAGTTAGGTAGCGCACGGCGAACCAATGAAATCAAGATTGGGTCAAAGTTTTGAACACCGGCGCCAGTAGCCATGGATGGACCACCAGCAGTAGCTTCGTTCAACATACCCATTTGAGCACGGTCAGACGCCATAGCTTGAGATTGGTTTTCAAGAATACATGCTGTAACAGCTTTCTTGTATGGATCTTTAATAGCTTCTAGTTCTGGGTGCTCCAGAACAGGTTGCCATTTTTGTTTTAGTTCTTCAGATAAAAACATTTAAATTACTCCTGTTTTAATTAAGTGTGGTATATTTATTTTGCCACAGATTTTGAGATTGAATTAACAACAGCGTTAATTAGAGGATCAGTAGATGCTTTTGATGGCTTATCTTCTGGTACTTCAACGCCTTCTTCTAGGGCAGATTTTTCGGCAGCTTTAACAGTCTTAGAAGGAGCATACGCTTCTTTCAATGTGTTAAGTTTTTCTGCGACTTCTTCCTCAGTTGTGAACTCAACACTCTCTGCGAGTGATTTAAGTTTTTCTACCTGAGTCTGCGTTAGGCCTTCGCAAACTGCTTGCACGGCCTGAATTCTTTTTTGTTCGTTTAGTTCTTTGCGAACTTGAATTGAATTTTGGATTTCTTCGTTCAATTTGGCTTCTAGTTCTTCAACTTTGTCTGCCATTTCTTGAACAACATCAACCTTTTCTTCTGGAATATCGATGTAGTGTTCTGCGAATAGATTCTTTAGACCACCAATAAAGTCTTCTACGATTTCAGCACGTAGGCCGGACTCGATAGCCAACTCATTCTCTTTCATCCATTCTTCTACCATGTAGTTTAGGTAGTCATCAATTTTGGATGCAAAGTCTTCTTTGAGTTCTTCAACTGCTTGTTCGAATTGTTCATGAAGTTGTGCTTCCACTTCTTCTGCAAGTTCTTCTACACGTGACATAACGGCAGCTTCGAAAATTGTAGTAGCTTTAGAAACAAATTCTTCTGATAGGTCTTCACCTTGAAGCAATGCATCAATGTCTTCTTTTAGACCTTTCTTAGCCATCATTTTTTTCATCATGGCTTTATCTTTCTTTTCGTCTTCGTGGTCTTCTTTGTCTTCAGCTTCGGCAACCACTTCGCCATCTAATTCTTCATCTTCGTTATTTTGACCGTAAGATTGGAATGTAGCACCTTTATTTTTTTCCATTTTTTGGGTACCAGGTTTGCCTTCAGGTGCTTCAACAGAACCTTTTTCAGAAGGCTGACCGGTAATCTTTTTCATTGGCTCTGAACCTACTGGAGGTGTAGCGCCTGGTGGTGTAGCTGTTGGAACACCTTTAGTGGCATCTGGACCAGAGTCGGTTGTTTTGGTAACTTCTGTACCAATTTCACCGACTTCTTTTTGGCCTGCAACTACGGATGTAGGCAGTCTAGAAGAACCTTCGGTACCTTTTTTTGCTGAAGAAATGCTTTTGTTTAGAATATCAGCGGCAGCTTCAGACAGATTGAACTTTTTAACCATTTAAAACTCTCCTTGGTTTTGTATGTGGATATTTATAATATTATAGTTTTCTAAGGAAGGTTTCGAAAATTTGTAAACTTACTTGTTCGATTTCTTTACGTGAAGCCTTACGAACTTGTTGTATTGCTTCTTCAAGATGAACTTCGGTCCACTTACCATCTACTAACATCCATTCTTTGCCTTCCATAATTCCCTGAACAAATGCTCCAGGTGCAGAAGGATCGGCCACAATATCTGCCGCTGTGGCAAGATAGAAATCGGGTTGCACAACGTTCACACCGTTGACCATTTTTAGAGAACCCATACCTCTAGAAGACACACCTAATTGTGCGCCACCTTCGATAAGGCTTCTTGCAATGTTACCCATGGGTGTATCAAGAATCTTTGCTTTACCAATCCACTGGTTGCCGTCTTCACGTAGACCAGTAATCATGTGAGACACACGATCCAAGTTGATTGATGGAGAATCAGGATGACCCAATTCACCAAAAGCACGATGCTTATTGATATAATCTTCGGTGTATCTGTGAACTTCTTTACGTAGTGTATTGAATTCGTAGATACGACCGTTTTTGTTTTTCTTTTCGGCAACAAGAAACGGACCTTCAATATGAAGGACTTTTTTACCGTCAGCTTCTTCGGTTAAATAACTAACCGTTTCGGTAATTTCTTTAATAAGTTTCATTTTACTCCCATTGCCTTTCGTTTTCTTAACGATATTTTTCTTTTCCGTAAGATTTGATTCTTCTTACTTCTAAGTTTAATTTTAGCCCTACGTGCCCCCATCTTACGATGGCGGCGTTCTTGTGAAGACATTCTTACGACTTTGCCTCCACGTATTGTATAACCAGGCACAGATGAGAATTTTTTCCTTCTCTGTACTTTGCCAGCACGTATACGTATACGTACTAACTTTGTTCTACCCATCTTCTGAACGTTAGCTTCAGTTAGACCTAACTTTTCAGATTCTTCTACAACTATTCGTTGTTTAATTATTTCTAATTTTTGTTCGAATAGTTCTTTAATTCTTTCGTCTATTAACTTTCTGGCTTCGGTTAGGTCACCAGAAAGAAAACATTCAACAAGTGACATTATGGTCTCAAGCCAAAATTGCCGTAGTTGAATGCCGCAGGGTCATTGAATTGACCACGTTGATAATATGCATTGTCTTTACGTAGTTCTAAAATAATAGTGTAGCTATCTCCATTACCCATACCACGTGTAGTAATACCGATGTTACCGTTTG